ACTCGCTTCCGGTGCATCCTGACAGCTGAGATCCTGGCATTCCATAACAAGGGTATTGGGCGGCGTTGTCCGCTGGATTTACCGAAGAAAAACGAAAGTGAGGAAAATTAATTATGAAGTCTACTGCAGATTTTAAGTCCGAACGCAACAATGGTGGCAGCTATCCGATGCTCCCGAAGGGGCTGTACATTGCCCAGATTAAGGGCGTCAAGGTCGAGGACGATGGTCCGGATCAGCGGCTCACACTTCGTCTGGATATCGTCGAGGGCGAGTATGCCGGATATTACACCAAGCGTTATAACGCTGATCAGGAGCGCGGTGGCCAGTTTGAAGTGAAGTACAAGGGCGACTTCGTCCTGTATGGCATTGTGGACAAGAAGAACACGAACCGTAGCTACCCTGATTCTGACATTAAAAAGTTCAATGGATCGATCTGGGCTATCGAACAGTCCAATCCTGGCTATCATTGGGACTGCAACGAACAGGGCTTGAAGGGCAAGTATGTCGGCATCAATGTCCGCATGGGCACCTACAACGGCAACCAGTACACGACGATCGGTCGTCTGGAAAGCATTCCTGAGATCAGGGAAGGCAAAGTCAAGGTCATGCAGGATGCCAAGCCGCGTGGATCCGCAGCGCAGACCGAAACGACCAGCAATGACGGATTCACCCAGGTGGATGAGGAAGTCCCATTCTGATGGTCCTCTATGAGGATACGCGGCAACAGGCAGGAAAGCACAAGAACATCCATGCATACTGTGAGCAGGCCGGGATCAAGATCATCCGGCAGGCACTCAATGTCGGCGACTACCAGATTGCCGGCAAGGGTGACATCAGTGTGGACACAAAGCAGGATGTTTTGGAGCTTGCTGGCAACGTGTTCCAGGATCACAAGCGATTCAAGGCTGAGTGCATGCGTGCTCAAGAGTGTGGCATCCAGCTGATCATCCTGATCGAAGAGCAGCTCCCCGGGGGCCGTCTGGTTAACTGGCGGCCTTCGGTGGGCAATGTGCGATTCGATCCGGCGACACTGAGGAAGGCCATGATCACGATGCAGCATGAGTACGGCGTGAAGTTTCGCTTCTGCGATGGCCGGAGCACCGGTAAGCAGCTGATCGAGTATTTGACGGGGGTGAGACAGTAGTGAATGAAATAAAACCGATTCAGACATATTACGACGGCCACTGGTTTCGGAGCCGTCTGGAAGCGCGGTGGGCGGTCGTCTTCAAGTATCTAGGCGTGCCTTATGAATATGAACCGGAAGGATTTGACCTGGGTGATGGAATGTATTATCTCCCGGACTTCCGCGTGAAATGTTATGGACTCCGTGGAAATTACGAACGCAAAGAACCATTTGATCTCTATATTGAGGTCAAAGGCAAAATGACAGCAGAAGATGCTGCCAAAATCAAACGGTTCACGAATTGGCGCGATGAATTTGGCCTCAGACAGTATCCGGTTCTGATCGTCGATAAGATCCCGGACGAAGGGTGTGCAACCGGCTGGGAACTGTATGAGAATCCGGTTGGATTTGAACTGACACCTTTCAATTATGAAACGATAGACGGCGACTGGTTCGGAGCATATCCAGCAGCCACAAAAGATGGCAAGTTCTATCTGTTCGGAGCGGACAGTAACTATATTAACGACAATGATGCTGACCGCATGGAATTGGCATACAGGGCGGCACGTTGTGCACGCTTCGAACATGGCGAACATCCACGATTCTGATGGAGGTGCCAATGGAAAACGAAGTGATGGACAGTGGCTGATCAAACCACCTTTGTGAAGCTGGACAGAAATATCCGTTATTGGCGGTGGTTCAAGAATCCGAAAACGTTCCTGGTCTGGATCTGGCTGATCACATCGGCAAACATTGAAGCACACGACTTTGAACAGGAAACCATCAAACGGGGTGAAATCGCCACCAGCAGAAAGTCGATTGCTGCTGCCACTGGTTTGACAGAAGATGAAGTGCGAACCGCACTAAAACACCTAAAAAGCACCGGGGAGATCACCAGCAGAATAAGGGCCAAATACCAAGTAATTACTATTGTTGAGTTCGACAAATATCAAAACGTCCCCAGCAAGTTCCCCGGCTCTTCCCCGGCTGATCCCCGGCAAGTCCCCGGCTCTTCCCCACAATCAAAGAATGAAAAGAATGTAAGAAGGGAAAGAAGGAAAAATATATTTTTCGCGCCCACGGTTGACCAGGTGCTTGCCTTCGCAAAGTCCGAACAGCTGCCGATGTCTCAGAAGGACGCAGAGCAGTTCGTCTGGTTCAACGAGTCGCGAGGATGGAAGGGGACAACAGACTGGCATGCGCTGGTTCGCATGAGGGCCAGTCAGCTGGGGGACGGTGACGCGGGTCCGGAGGAGACGGAAGAAAGGAGAGAGACATAATTGAGTTTTGTTTTCGACGAGAATGAGATCAGAAAGACCATCGCACTCATGCATCCAGATGGCCAGATGTTTGAGATCCGACTCATTGACGGCCGGTGGAACATGGCCGGAATGTTCAGCGATGCCGACACGCTTATCAAAGAGCTACAGGCCGTGAGCAACAGGATCAGGTCGGGTGCAAATGTTTATATGACGCTCAACGAGATCGACAAAGCGTGCTATGGCCGCAAACATCACGATTGTTTCATTGAGTACCAGTCACCCACGGTTGGTGACGATAACATCATCTGGTACCAATGGCTGTTGATCGACGTTGATCCCATCCGGCCATCTGGCACCAGCTCAACAAATGAGCAGCTGAAGATCTCCAGAGAGAAAGCGAAAAAGATCTATCTATGGCTGAAGGATCGCGGATGGCCTGATCCGATCATCGCGCACAGCGGTAACGGTACTCATCTGCAGTATAAGATCGACCGCAAAAAGAATGACGACAACAAGAAACTGATCGAGAACGTTCTCAAGACACTGGGCATGTTTTTCGCAGATACTGAGATGAGCGTCGACCTGACGACGTTCAATCCGAGCCGGGTGTGCAAACTGTATGGTACGGTGGCCAGGAAAGGCGCAAACACAGAAACCCAGCCTCACCGAATGAGCAAGATTCTGAAGGTGCCGGAAAAGATTGAAGCCGTGCCAGGTGATTATCTGGAAGCATTGACAGCCATGATGCCTCAGGAAGACAAGCCTGACCGATACAACAATTACAATCCGGGCAGCTTCGACCTAGAGCAATGGATATCAGATCACGGTCTGGACGTGCGCGAAAAGACCAGCTGGTCAGGTGGTACGAAGTGGATCCTGAATCACTGCCCATTCAATCCCGAGCATGACAAAAAGGATGCAGCCATTATCCAGACCACCGGTGGCAAGATTGCTTTTCGCTGTTTCCACAATTCATGCGCTGATAAAGGATGGCGCGAGTTAAGGTTGCTTTATGAACCGGATGCCTATCAGAGCGACACCCAGAAGGCCATCCCGAACTATCTACAAGACTTCCAGGGCTTCAAAGGGAAGGCCGTGCACACCGAAGATGGCACACCGGGATTCACAGAACCAGTAACACCGGAGCAGAAATCGACAGAGCCGGTTTTCCGCACGACTGAAGAAATCAGATTGCGAGTGGTCCCGGATGATGAACACATCCTGACGGGGATCTCCGGCATTGATGATCGGATGATGGGACTCAAGAAAACCTATGTCACAGTCCTGTCCGGTCTCCGATCAGCAGGTAAGTCATCCATTTTGAGTCAGCTGGTTCTCCAGTGCAGACAGCAAGGAATGCGCTGCGCGATGTTCTCCGGCGAAATGACGGACAAGCAGGTTCTCAGGTGGCTGTCCCTTCAGGCCGCCGGCAAAGCGCATGTCAAAGGGACGAAATACGAAAATGTATTCTATCCGACCGATGATGCAGCAGAGGCCATCTCGAAATGGCTGGACGGTTATCTCTATGTTTATAACAACGATTATGGGAACGATTACGTCAAACTCCGTGAGCGACTATACAAGATTGTCACAGAGAAGAAACTGGATCTGGTTCTGCTGGACAATCTGATGGCTCTCAATGTTGAAGCACTGGATCGCGATCTGTATGTCAGACAGACCAAATTTGTTAAGGATCTCAAGCGAATGGCCATCGCGTTGAATATTCACATTCTGTTTGTGGCACATCCGAGGAAGAGCGGTGGATATCTGAGGATGGATGACATCAGCGGCTCCGGCGACCTGGCCAATGCTGCAGATAATGTGTTCATCATCCACCGAGTCGATCAGGATTATCGATCGCTGACTGCACAGTTCTTCAAGTGGAAAGAGTCGAATCCGATCTACAAGGCCGACAATGTGATTGAGATCTGCAAGGACCGCGACCTGGGCTATCGTGATGTCCACATTCCTCTGTATTTCGAGAAGGAAACTAAGCGACTTAAAAACAGTTCGACTGAGTATATCCATTATGACTGGGAGAAGCAGTTCTTCACTCAGGTTTTTGTCCCAGATGAAGAACTGCCGTTCTAAAAGGGAGAATAACCCATGATAAATCCGCAAAACAGAGAAGCAACCGTCCGGCTGTATCGCTGGATGGAAAAGCGAGAAGTAGTGCCTCAGATGACCAACGAGCAAGCGTGTGCCTTCTTCGAGCAAGCCTGGAAAGAGATCGACGAAATCATTAAGGCTTGCGAGGGGAGCGATTGGGTGCACGATCTGGCCATTGGCTATTATCAGGCACTGGAAAACAGATACAAAGTTGCACAAAGGGGAGAGACAAATGTTACAACCTGACGAACCGAACCGCTATAAGGTTACAGGCAAAGAATACCAGGCACTGCTCCGGCTGTTCGCCTGTGTCTCAGCACTCAAGGAAATCGA